GAACCACCTGAAGTACGACGTGGACTATTACACTTCGTACGATCTTTATCGACTTTTTCAGCATCCTCTTCAGGTCTTCCCTCTTCTTCCTCCTCACCAGTTAAAAACACTCCATCTAAGCCATCAACACCCTTCTTTTTCCTCTTTTTCTTGCCGCCGACAGTACCAGCTCTTGATACTACCTTACCTAATACTTTAGGTCTCCTGGCGTCTCCTGGTGCATAAGCATCATCATTAGAAGATGTTCTACCTGCTGCTGGATCATATACGGCTGCTGTATCTCCTAAAGCACCACCATCACCTGCGATGTTGTTTTCTAGTAACTTATAAAAGATCTTTTCAAATTTACCCATTGATTCCATGCTATATATATTTATAATAGATGGATGGAATTGCTAACAAAGTATATTGAAGAAATTAATAGAGATCTTCAATTAGATGATTTTAACATTAAAGAAGCTCAAATGAGACTTCCGGCTAAAAAACATTTTTGGGTGGCTCGTCTTATGGATGCTAAGATTAAGCGTAATAATCTTATAAAAGATAAGAAACATTTAAAGAAAGAGGTTGTTAAAAAGGTAATTTCGGATTCCCCAGTGAAGATTAGTCAATCTGCAGCTGAGTCAGCAGCTGAGAGACATGAATCAATTAGCAAGCTTAATGATTTTATAACTGATCAAAATAATATTATAGAATATCTTGAAAAGGTTGAAAAGATTATGAGTCAAATGCATTGGGAAATAAAAAATATTATAGATATTAATAAAATGGAGCAACTCTGATGCTAACTTTTGACTATAATACAAGCAATAGAAAGCTTTTAGTAAAAACTGAAGATAGTTCTTTATTTGATAAAATTAGAGAGCATTTTAGTGTTGAAAATGAAGGTGCTAGGTTCGCTAGGTATAGAGGAAGATTTGCTGCCCGAAGAAAATATGCTATTACTGGAACCGGAGCGTGCGAAGTTGGGTTATACTGGGATATAAGACAGTATCTTATCAGAGAGCAAATAAAGGTTGATATCAATACTACAGATAAGCTTCAAAAAATATTAGATGTAGGTCGTAATATAAAGCTTTATAAGAAATTTACTTTAGAATTAAGAGAGTATCAGGAAGAAGTTATTAGAAAGGCATTAAAAATAGGAAGAGGTACTTGTGTATTAGGTACCGGTGCAGGAAAAACGTTAACTACAGCAGCTCTTATTGAAAATTACTTTCAAAGCTGTCCTGATAAAGATACTTTTAAGTGTATTGTATTAGTTCCTGATCTAGGACTTGTATCTCAAACGTATAAAGAGTTTATAGATGTAGGTACAACGTTTAAAATGACTAAATGGACAGGTAAAACTAAGCCTGATCTAACAGCTAACGTAATAGTATGTAATATCGGTATAGTTCAGAGTCAGTTTGATAATAATGATTGGATGAAATATGTAGATTTACTAATAGTTGATGAATGTCATAAGATAAAAGCATCAAATAAGGTAAGTAAAATAGTTTCTAAGATTAAAACTCATAATAAGTATGGTTTTACCGGTACTTTACCTGAAAATAACTTAGATAAGTGGTCTATTATAGGTAAATTAGGTCCGGTTATATACGAAAAAACAAGTTATGAGTTAAGATTAGAAGATTACTTAGCCAATGTTAATGTAAAAATCCTAAATTTAGAATATAAAACACCACCACGTTATCTTTCTGATAACGCTTATAGGGAAGAGTTAGATTTTATATATGAAAGCGATTTTCGTAACACCTTTTTAACTAAACTGTGCGGTAAATTAGAGAATAACACCCTTATACTCGTTAATCACATCTCTCAAGGGGTGAATCTATCAGAATATCTTACTCAATGCGAAAATAAGCAAATCTACTTTATTAGAGGTGAAGTAGAAGTAGAGACACGTGAAGATATAAAGAGAATAATGGAGAAAGATAATAATGTAATATGTGTAGCTATGAGTTCTATCTTTTCTACGGGTGTTAACATCAAGAACTTACATAATATTATATTTGCTGCAGGAGGAAAGTCATTTATACGAACAGTTCAATCAGTCGGTCGTGGATTACGTAAACATGATTCAAAAAATAAATTAGTTATATTTGATATATGCGATAAGCTAAGATATGGTATAAGACATTGTGAAAAGAGGAAAGATATTTATAAAACTGAAAAGATCAAGTATACAGAAAGTAATATTCTTGAAAAAACGTAAACATATATTATAATTTATTAACATGGCCGCAAAAGAGAAAAAACCATATTATATAGAACCTAAAGTCTTTAAAGCATCGTTACAGAAATATTATGATACTGATATTCTTACAGATGATTTAGCAGAAAACATTAAAAAAATTGCTTATGGTTTAAGTTATAATGCATCTTTTATCAATTATACGTATAAAGACGATATGATAGGAGATGCTTTAATTAAAATGTATTCTGCATTAAAGCATAAAAAGTTTAATTTTGAAAAAGCTACTAATCCCTTTTCTTACTTTACTACAATAGCTTACCATGCATTTATTAACCGTATAAAGAAAGAGAAAAAGCATCACGAAGCAGTTACTAAGTATAAAGAACGTGTTTATGAAGATTATATGTCCAATCCGGATAATACACATGGTCACGTATATGTAAAACCACCTGACGAGGAAAATTCTTTTGAAGATTAATAAACCAAGAGTTGCTATTTTTTCAGATCTTCACCTTGGAGTTCATACTAACAGTTCTGATTGGCATAATTATGCTATAGAATGGGCTCATTGGTTTAAAGAGGAGTGTAAAAGAAAGAATATCAAAGATATAATCTTCTGTGGTGATTGGCACCATAATAGAAGTGAGATATCAGTTAATACTCTGCAAGTATCTGCAGATATATTAGATATATTATGTGATTTTAATATTATTGCTATAACCGGTAATCATGATATCTATTATAAACATCGCACTGATGTTAATTCCTTATCTATCTTTAAGAAACGTAAGAATGTAACCATTTTAGATACGTATGATACAATTGAAGCGTTTGATCGTACTATTACCTTCTGCCCTTGGAATACGAGAGTAAAGGATATTCCGGAGAGTGATGTTATCTTTGGCCATTTCGAGATAGAAACTTTCAAGATGAACACATATAAAGTATGTGAAGAAGGAATTAAGGTTAAGGACTTACTTAAAAAGAGCCCGTTAATTATATCCGGTCATTTCCATACTAGACATGAAAAGAGGTACGGGAAAGGTACTATTTTATATGTTGGTAACCCCTTTCAAATGGATTTTGGAGATGCCGGTAATAAAAAAGGTTACTATATTTTAGATTTAGATACTTTAGAGTATGATTTTACTTATAACAACATATCTCCTACATACAAGAAGGTATCACTAAGTGAATTAGTAAAGGAAGAAACTATTACAAAGAAAGTAGTAGATGATTTCGCTGGTAATATTACGAGATTGAAGGTTGATATGAATATATCACAAGCTGATATGGATATTCTTCTTAAGAAGTTAACCTTACTCAAACCTGAAGTATTAACGGTAGATTATGATATAAACTTTAACAGGTTGATGGATGATGGTGCAGATAAAGAAGATTTATCTGGTATCGATATACCTCAAGCTATTGAAGAGTTTGTAAATTTACTTGATATCAAGAATAAAAAAGAGATAATAGGATACACTCTAGGATTGTATGAAAAGAGTAAACTTTAAAAAGCTCAGTATAGTAAATTTTTTATCTGTAGGTGAAGATCCAGTAACTATTGAGTTTGGTAAGGGTCTCCATGTTATTACCGGTAAGAATAAAGATAAACCTGACAGAAGAAATGCTATTGGTAAGAGTACTATAGCTGATGCGTTATATTTTGCTATTTTTGGTGAAACCTTACGTGAACTTAAAAAAGATCTTATACCCAATAATCTAACTAATGGTAAGACTCATATTGAATTAGACTTTGAGTTGGATTCTCCTAAAGGTACTAATAGCTATAAAATTATTCGTACACTTTCTCCTTCGAAGGTATTAATTTTTAAAGATGGAGTTGATAGAACGCGTGATAGTATCAAGAATACTACGGCTTATATTAATAATGTATTAAGTGCTTCACCTTCTATCTTTCAAAATTGTGTTATTATGACCGTTAATAATGCAGTTCCGTTTATGGCTAAAAATAAAATTGAAAAACGTAAGTTTATTGAAGATATTTTTGGTATGGAAGTGTTTAGTACTATGCTTGCTACTCTAAGGCATGACTATAATGAGATATCTCGTGAACATGATACGAGGTTAACTAAATTAGAAGAGATAGAAAAAGCTTATAAAAATTATGAAGATCAGAAGCAAAAGATACTTCAAACTAGAAAAGAAAAGAAAGAAAAATACCTCAGTCGTCAAAAAGATAATACCCAAGAAAAAGAGAAGCTTGAAGAAGAACTTGAAAAAGTTGAAGATATAAATAGTTCGAAAGTTGAGAGTCAAATAACTGCATTGGAAGAAGCAGTTTTAGATCAGGATATAAAAATTGAAAGTAATTTGGAATCTGTTGCTCGTAATAAAACTTTAGCTGCTGAGAGGAAAGAAAGATATAAGAAAATGGGTACAGAAGAAGAAAAATGCCCAGTATGTCTTCGACCTATGGAAGAACATGATGCAGAATTAATAGCTAAAGAAAAAGAAAAACTTAAAAATGCAATTCATGAAGCAATAGATGATATTAAATATTACTCTGACGGACTAAAGGAATTAAAAGTCAGAAAAAATAGATTTCTAAAAGCTATAAATAATTGTCGGGATAAAATATCTGAAGCTAAACTTCATGAGCAGAATAAAGCTAATATTGAGCAAAGAATTGAACAGTTAGATAAGTGGCAAGTTGAATTAGAAAGTGATCTTGAGGCTATCAAATCTACTGATACTGATTTTGACTCGTTAATTATAGAGACTAAAAATCGCGTTGATAAGTTAGCTAAAAAGGTAAAAGAATATAGAGATGAATTAGCTAAATTAGATATTGTTAAGTATGTAGTATCTGAAGAAGGAGTTAAATCTTATATAGTTAATAAATTACTAGAATTACTTAATAGTAAATTATTACATTATCTTAAAAGGTTAGATTCTAACTCTATTTGTATTTTTAATGAATATTTTGAAGAAGAAATTTTAAATGAGAAGAATAAAGTATGTTCTTACTTTAACTTTTCTGGAGCTGAACGTAAATCGATCGACTTAGCTTGCTTGTTTACTTTTTCTGATATAAGAAGATTGCAAGGTGGTGTTCAATATAATATAGCTATCTATGATGAGCTGTTTGATTCTTCATTTGATGAAAAAGGTATTGAGCTTATAACTCATATCTTGCAAGATAGGGTTGAAGAATTAGATGAATGTTCAATTGTTATTTCTCATAGAAAAGAATCCATTAAAGCTGTAACTGGTGATGTAATTTACCTTGAAAAAGAAAATGGAATTACAAAGAGACTAGATTACAAAGAAATTTAAACTATATATATTATGATAACAGGTCCTTCGCCTTTTCCTACTCCTATAGCATCACCTTATGCTGTAAATATACAAGCTAATGACCCTTTAGGTAACAGACAAGAAGAAAAGCAGTTACTACCAAGAGAAGCAACATTACCTCGTTATGTTAACTACTTAGCTGATTACTCTGGTTGTGGGCATTGGAGAATTTTATGGCCTGAATCTATTATTAATGCCCGGGGTGATGGTATGTCTCAGTCAACTACAGCTATGGTTACCACTCCACAATGGTATCAAAATGTAAAAGTAGTTAAATTGCAAAGACAAGCTTCTACAGCTCAAAAAGAATTTGTAAAGTTTCTTAAGGAAGTGCAAAAACAATATGACTTCAAAATTATGTATGAAGTTGATGATGTAGTTTTTAGTGAATGTATTCCTGATTATAATAAATTTAAATTTGCTTTTGATAATAACGAAATACGTCAAAATTGTATTGATATAATTAACATGGTAGATGAAGTTACAGTCACTTGTGACTTCATGAGAAAACTTTATCAAGAAAAAACAGGTCAAGATAAGATTACTGTTATTCCTAATTTTGTTCCTAATTTTTGGATGGGACATGCCTTTAATCCACGTCAAATTCAAAGAGCATATGATATTAATAAGAAAAAACCTCGTATTCTTTATACCGGATCAGGCGCTCACTATGATGTAGATAATAAGACTGGTGGTGTAGATGATATGTATAAGGTAAGAGACTTTATACGTAAGACTGTTGATAAATATCAATGGGTTTTTGTTGGTGCTTTTCCTCCACAATTAGTTGACCTTGTACAAAACAAAAAAATTGAATTTTACCCTTGGCAAAATTTATTAAAGTACCCATATTTTATTGCTGGTCTTGATGCTCAAATGATGATAGCTCCTTTACTGCCTAACGATTTTAATAAGTCGAAATCAGATATTAAGTTTATTGAATCATGTATCTTAGGCATACCTTGCTTGTGTCAAGATATTGAAACGTATAGTTCAGCTCCAGATAATTTACGATTTAGTAGTATGCGGGAATTAGAATATAAAATAGAACGTATCTTAAAAAAGAAAAATAAGTATAATCAAAATATTTATAAATTAAGACAAATTGGAGAAGAAAGACTTTTAGAGTTAGAGGAAAATATTGGATGTCATTTAGAAGCTCTCAATACACCTTTTGGTAGCCCAGAAAGAAATTATCTTAAGAAGTGGAATTAGGAACTATCTTATTATAATAAGATAGATGTCGTATCGTAATGTTGTTTATAACGGTCGTAACCGTAGTGTTAATCTCTTTACTTGGGATACTGATGGTAAAAGAGTAATGCATGAATGTTCTTTTGAACCTTATCTGTATATTGAGAATCCTGCTGGTGAAAAGACGTCAATTTATGGTACGTCAGTTAAAAAGCGTAAGTTTAATACTAGTTATGACCGGTCCCGCTTTGTAAGGGAATCTAATGTTAAGAGGGTATTTGAAAATATGCCCCCAGTTCAGCAATTTTTATTAGACCTATATTGGGAACAAAATGAAGAGGATGAGTTCAGCAGTCACCCTCTTAAAACGTGTTTATTAGATATAGAGACGTATTCACCTGATACATTTCCGGATCCTGAAAACCCTACTCATGTTGTAAACGTAATTACTTGTTATGATAATTTTACTAAAAAGTTTC